TGTTCTACATATGTTTGAATATTTTGATATAATGCAGGTGAGGGATCTGTAAAGTATCCTGCTGAGTCATAAGCTGTTATGTATGCCGTTGTCGCTAATGGATCCCTTTCTCCTGGTTCATTTACTAAATACGGCTTAAAAATTGCTTCATCCTTAGTTATATAGGCTTTTGCTACTTGTCCAAATTTTGCTGGCATTGATAATATTGTTCCTAGATAATCTTGCTGTGTTACCGCGCGTAGCTGTGATGGGAATTGTGCTGCTGTATTTAATCTTAACGCCTCTGTACTATCACCATCGCCGCCTCCAGATGCTGGTTCTGGGTTTGTAACTGCTATTGTTGATTTTATTGTATTACCATTTGCAGGAGCTCCTTTAAAGTTTGCAGTAATGTTTCCTATTACGGTCAAGTCTCCTGATTGTGCGTTTGACGATGCTCCTCCTCCTGTTAGATATGTTACTGTTAAAGTTGTATTGGTTGGTGCTAATCCGTAATCTTCGGTTGTAACAAAATTAGTAGGATCGTAAGCTGTATTCAACATTGTTAACCCATTAATAGTACCTATACCTACATTAAAAGGATTAGGGGTTAACGCTGATGATGATATATTATTTATACCAGCACCAAATTCTAACTCAAGTACTCCAGATGTTTTGAATCGAGATACAAACCTCCTAGGCACCTGTATTTTAGTTAGTACAAACGGTACTTGATTCGAGTACTGGGATAGTGATGGGTAGTTGGCTGCTGTATTATCGACTGATTCTAATATATAATCCTGTGCTAGATAGGGTACTTCATACCACCTATTCCCTGATGTATTGTCTGTTACTGATACTATTTCTATTATATTTGTATCTGTAATAGTAGCTACAGGGAATCTTGTTGGTTGACCAAAGGTTATAGCTTTTGTTTGTATTTTGCCTGATATAGCTTGTGTACTCTTCCTTAATAAATACCTTGATGGATTTCCAAAAGCATCCGTTGTGTAGACGCTAATAATTGTAGGATTTATTGAAGAGGATACTGTAAAGTCTATTTTTTCTGGTGTGTAGAAAGTAGTTGATGTGCTGCTTGACTTTACTTCCATCCCAGCCTCTATAACAACTGCATAATTAAAATCAGGTAAATATACACCGTTTACTATTGTAGAAGGTAATTGTTGATAAACATCTAGCTTTGTTATAGCTGCTGATGTTGTTTTAGGTTTATACCCAAGCATATAAGCTAGGGCATACAAGTTGCCTTGTTGTTTTGCGAATTCTAAAAAACCTTCTTGGATTTGATTGTCTAAGTAAAAAGATAATACATCTCCAACATAGGATGCCATATCAATGAACATTGTACCTGGTGATGATACGCTAAAATCATTATAAGCTGTTGGATAATACGCTTTTGCGTAATCTATCAGCGATTGCTTGAATGATGTAAAATCTTTATTTAGATATTTTATTTCTGCACTAGCCATTTTGTATATTTACTAATATGTTATCGGTTTCATTACTTGTTGTTATTATATACGAAAACTGCACTGATATTAAGCTTTGGTCTGGTGTTGATATAACAGATAGATTTCTTACTTGTATGCTTGGAAAATAACTTTCTACCGCTGATTGTATTGATATCTTTAAAGCTTCGTTTGATTCCTCTGTTATTTGTTCAAACAATCTTGATCTTAAGCCAGCTCCAAAAGTTGGATTAAATAACCGCTCTCCCCTATCTGTTAATAGAAAATTAAGTATATTGTACTTTAATTGCTCTTTAGTCGTATAGACGGTTGTAAAGGCTGTTACATTAGAAAAAGGTAGTGCTACCCCTACTCCAGTAGAGGGCTTTAGATCTAATACATTAATATTTTTTAAACCGTATGCCATTAGATAGCTCCTTTAGCTTTTAAATTAGTCATTAACTCTGTAAAATCCGGAACTGCATTAATTTGTATAGCATCAAAGTTTGAACTAGCTCTTGCTGTTGCCATCATACCTCCGACTGAGTCAACAACCTGTGGTTCAGCTTGTTGTGGCATAAAGCCACCACCAAATCCTGGTGCGTCTTCTGATGTGAAGTTAAATCCACTAACATCTTCATTAGTCATAGCTTGTGCTGTTTCTGCTAATAAGTTTGTTAGTGGATTATTATTACCTAAATTAGGTGATGCTCTAGGTCTAAAAGATTGTGTGTTTAGAGTGTCTGGTATTAGTGTTTTTTTAGGTTTTTCTGATTCTACTATAGTCTTTGTGCCTTTATTTGCTATAATAGCCTCTTTTAAAATACCAGCTAATTCCTCCTGGAATACTGCTTTAACCTCTTCTCTTATTAGTTTTCTTAGTAAATCTACGTTTGCCATATGCTTATAAATATTTTAATCGCATCTTTTTAGTTAATTATATATTCATTAGATTGTTTACGGTTGTTTTTTAATTACCCCTAAAAATTTACTTGTATTAGCCATATCAGCTGCTATTTTTTGTTTTGCTGCTTTACTAGTACTATTTAATTTAGATCTTACTCTTTTTCTTAACGCCTGTGTACCTTTCATCTGGTTTAAATATCCATTTAATCCTAATCCACTATTTTGATTTTGGCTATCTGGGGATTCTAAGGTACTTGTTGGTAGGTTTAAATCATCTAGAACTAAATCATTATCTTCTAAATAAGTCATTGACTCTGCTATGACTAGATCAGTTGGGCTTAAAGACGCAGCTGACACTAACCCTAATGCTACTAACTTAAATTTAACTTCTTCTATTATAATAGCGTTATTAGTTGCAAATGTTAAATCTGACTGGGCTGCTATAGCGTTATCCTTATCAATTGCAATACCTCTACGCCTTTTATTAGTAATACCATCATCTACTAACTCTTCCTCAACAACCTTAATTGTATAATTACCGTAATCTGTATTATTTACATTTGCTTTTTTATCATACTCTCTAATTATTCCAGCTAACTCATCGTTTAATGTTTTTAAGCTCTGCTGAGATTGTTGTAATTGCTGTACGACTGGGGAGCCTTTTAGTGCACCACATGCTTCTAATTTTTGAATTAAAATATCCATTCTTTGTATTAGTGCTTGTGTATTTTGTTGTATATATCTTATTACGTTTATTATCACTGCTAATAAATTATTAACTTGTGTTAAAAATTTTTCAAGTCCTGATACATTAGTTGTTACTGCATCTTTTGCATCTCTTATTTTATCAACCATGCTGTAAGTTGCAAACTGTAGCGGTGCTGGTATGCTGCCGATTAATTTAGCTATAAATCTAAAGATTTTTACAAGCACTATCCCTATTTTAATAAACCCCCTTGCTATGCGTAAATTAGATGTTATTGTTTGACATGTTTTTGTAAACGATTGTAGGCTATTATTAATTTGCTTAAGCGTCGGTACTATTTTAGTTGGATCCATAAACTTACCTAATTCTGCAATTTGGCTTCTTACATCCGATCCTAAATACTTATCTGCTAAATCAATAGCACTTGCTAAATTAAGTGATTCTATTGCAACACAGACTGCTCTTACCTCATCTAACTTTCTTAATAGTTTTTGAAATTCATCATTTGGTATCTGTCTAAAATCCGCATATTGATCAATTATTGAAACATAGTCTTTTATTGATGCTATACTTGTTTTAAATCCAGGTAGTATTGATAATGCAGCTGATACTTCTGGGTCTGATAATGCTGATGCTGCAAAATCGTTTATAACAGCAGTTGTGTCTGTAGCTGCTGTTTGTGCATTACTTGTAAATTTGAAAACATCTGAAGTGTACTTTCCAATTATTCCAAAATTGTACTTCTGCATGTTTGATCCTACTAACTCAGCGTTTGAAGGAGTGTTTGTTGTTGGTGTTGTTCCTGGTGCTGGTGCTGCTTGTGGGTTTGGATCTTTTAGTTGTGTTAATACTTCGTTTGGAAATGCATAAAAGCTGTCAATGGCGTTTCTTACTAAGGCTGCCCGGTCTTGTAAATCGTATAATGCTTTTTCAATTTTTGTTGGATTTTCTTTTCTCTTTGGTTTTACGTCTGATAGTGATGTTGTTAAATACTCTAGTACGTTACATAAATCTACTTTTAATAACACATCTATTACATTAAATAATCCCGATTGTATAAAACTACCAACTTTTGTACGTTTTGGTTCCGGTGGCGCTATTCCAGATACTGGTATTGCTGGTGCATCGTTTACATTACCCCACAGAATTTTATCAATAGCTTTTTTAGCTTGGTTGACGGCTTTACCTACAATCTTTACGATTCGTTCTAATCCTGCAGCAAGATTTGCCATATTATAATGTATACGTTATATTTGATAGCGCATTCACGCTTAATTGATTTTTAACAGATTTTACGGTATCTCGCAAGCTACCTCCACCTATTTGAATTGCCGATACCGCTTCTGGTAATAATTCTACTCCTATGTTTTCTAATGCTTCACCTAATTGAGCTAGTGAATCAAATAATCTATTTAATTGTATTAGGGTTACTTCTCCTTTAACAACTCTATAACCCTCTTTTTGTGCTCTTAATCCTAATTCTATTATGTTAGAGTTTATTACTGTTCTTTCAGGTGCATCTATGTTAAAAGTAGCGGGGGTTGATATACCTACTCCTTTTTTTCCAAAAATAAAAACAGCATCATCTTTTGCGTGTAGTAATACTCTGCCTGATGATATTATTACTTGATTGCCTGGGTATGGGAATTGTGGTTTTAGCATACGTTTATAACTTTTCTAATTTATCTATCGGTGGTATAGTTAGTACACTATTTGTATTAATGTTTCTTAATTCTGATACTGCCATGTTATAAACAGCCTGTAAATTAGTACCATCTTTACTAACAGTAGCTACTATCGTACCATTACGATCAACTGCTCTTAAATTAACTACATATATTCCAGCAAGTTCAAAAGAATCGCCAACTACTTTATATTTTACTGGTAGTGATCTTTGTAATTGGTTTCCAGATATTGGAGTAGTTGGTTGTTGTATTATTGGATTAATAGGTTTTAATGTTGGTGTTATTAAATCAACATTTGTAACTCTTGCTTGTATCATTGGATTAATAGGTTCCAATGTTGGCGTTATTAAATCAATATTTGTAAATCTTGCTGCTGTATTTAAGGTTGTTTCTGTTACAGTTGGGTTATATGTTCGAATTGGGCTAACTGGGTCTGTGGGAGTTCCTACTTGATCGTCTTTTGGATTATCTAACGCGTATGCATCTTGGTCTTGTGCTGATATAGTAGTATTTGCTGTTGGTGGTGCTGATAACGATATACCTATTGTAATTTTATTCTGTACTGATATATCCCAACTTGTTAATGGGAAGTTTGAAATATCATCTATATTAATAGTTTGACCAGCTGTTAAATATATCGACGATTGATCGACGTTTATATTTTCAACGGTTGGGTTATATCCCAGTATATCAGATTGATTACCTTGGCCATTTCTTATTATAGTGATTGGATCGCCTGTATTCCCTGTATTAGACCACGTATTAAACTTTGAATACTGCTTTGCTGTTGATCCAAATCTAATAGATGTGCCATACCTACCTTCTATTATAACATCGCCAGTAAACGGTAATATGCTTTTAATATTACTTTTTTCCACAAATCCATTTCCTAATGGAAACTCCATAGGAACTGTTGTTATATTATTAACTGTTCCTTGCTGACTATTTTGATAATTGGCCGTGTTTATGTTTATGTAACTGCTATACACCCCCATATCAGGATGAGCATTGTGATGTGGTGATCCCCACAATCTAATCGGCGGTAGATAATATAAATCTATATCTCCAGCTGCTTCATTTAACTCTAACCCTGGGCCAGGTAATAAATATACGTATTCACCTTCAAGTGGATACTGGTGTATAAAACTAAAGAAGGGTCTTGCTGGTCTACTGCTTGCTCCAACAGCGTCGCTGTTCTGCGATGAGTTTATTATTGAATATCTAATTTTACCAAGATCTGTTACATCATTATAATCAGGATCAACCGTCTTTCCGTCAGATAAGTATGGACCTTGTACAACATTGACAATTCTTCCTATTATAAAAGGTGATCTTGATATTAAACTGCCATTATTGTTCGATGAAAATATTTTATTGAAACTTTCAGCCATTGGTTTCTGGGTTTGATAATTGTTTAATTTCCTCTGGCTTTAATGGTTCTGTTCCTGTAGTTATGTCGCTAAATAACTTTTCTAGATCTTTATCACTAAACCCTAATCCATCAGTATCATTTAATGGAATAGCTGCTTTCTGTACGATCTGGGCTATCTTAATTAAGGCTTCGTCGTTTTTAATGTCGGACTCTAAATAATTGCTGATAAGTGGTACAATTGCTACCGCATCACCTGGTTCACTTACCATATCAGTAAGTTGACTTATAAGTGCTTTAATTTGACCTTGTTTTGTTTTATGATTTTTTACAATATCTTTAAGAAGGTCACCAAAAGTTTTACCTTCAAATATTTCGACGTTAAAGTTCATGTCTTTTTAAAATAAATATATCAACCTCCAAAAACATCAGATTCACTACCATTCTCTATATAGTCATTAAGCATTTGTTTGTATATTGATTTTAAAGTCTTGTTAACCTTAGTAATTGTTGGAGTAGGAGCATCTGTAATTTCCTTAATATATATGAATAATGCTTTTTTATTGAATATCTCTAAATTCTCTCTACGTTTAAATAATTCTAGTATTGCATCTCCAACCTTAGCTTCTTGTTTTTTAGGGAATATTGTTAAAAGGTTTTGATCAACATGCTTTATGTAAATGTCCATAAAGGTACTATATTCAACCTTACCTTCTTGATTAATTAATAATCTATTAATTATCGTCTTATCTTCGTCAATTTCTTCTACAGCTGCTTTACTTTTTTGTTTTTTGTAGTTATTATTATTATACACAATTAAGTATCGCTTGGTTATTGTTCCGAAATATGAGTATGCTTTACCTTTCGATTCATCATATAGATGTAATTTCTCTAGTAAAAAAGATATCACCTCATGCTTAAGCTCGTTTATATTATCAACCTCTGTATAGTAAAACTTGAAAGTGTGTATTATATTCTCGGCTAATTTAAAAAACGCGTAGTAGATTCGACTATTGAAAATCTGATTACGTTTAACTGTATCAGTTTCTAATCGGTATTCTACTATGGCTTTTTGAGTATCTTCCGTAAAGTAGAGGATTGCTTTTTTAGGTCTTCTCTTTCTAACCTTACCATCCTTTGTTAATTCAACTACTGCTTCCTCTTTATATACATCTTCTATAATCATACTATTTACTCCTATATTGATTTAACGCCTCTTGAATGGATCTTAGGTTTTGAAATACAGCGGCAAGTTCTCTATCACCCTCAGCCCATATTTTTGTATCTAATTCTTTAATTACCTTATCTGATTCATTGATAATATTGCCTAATCCTGTTAATAAATTAGACTGTCTAATAACCATATCTTCTAACTTAACATTCTTTTGGTATAAGTTAAAAAATACATAACCTACAATTGTAAGTATCCATAAACTAATTGAAATAATTGCTAACATCTTATATATTTTTTAATGCGTTTACAAATGCTGTGTTACCTTTAGCAACTGCGTTAAACTTAGCTGCTTGTGCTGCTGGGCGAGTGTATGCTGAAGGTTTAGGTATCTCTTTTGCTTTTATTGGTCCTATATTTACTTTATCTAACCACTCTCTTTCCCACTCAATTCTAGAGGCCATCATATCAGCTTGATGTAGTATTAATGGTAAGCAGCTTCTTAATTTAGATTCATTCTGACCTGATATTAAGTACGCTTTGTTACCGTCATCATACAAGCCATCGTGAATTTTGATAGCAATGTACTCATTAAGTGTTACTTGTATATTATTAGATTGTAGTATAAATAGAGAATTATCTTGAACAGGTAAAAATTGAATCTTTGTATTAGGTTTATAATTAGCACCTTGATTCTTTACGTGCCACTCAGAATCATTTGGTATATAACGAGGCTCTATACCAATACCTAATTTACCTAAATCATGATTAAGAGCTGCAAACACTAATTCCTCTTTTGTAAAGGTTTCTGTACGAGCTCCGTGCTGATACCACATCTGGTGCATATCAATAGCGCAATCTACTACCCTATTAACATGGTCAATATAACCACCCTCAAAAGAATTATGAAAAGACGCACGGCTAGATGCTGGGGCAAAAATAAGAATGTCTTGTATTGATTCGTAGAGGGTTAGTAATTGCTCTTTTCGTGGAGAGTCGATGTGTGTTTCAATGTTTGAGATAAAGGTCTCGTAGTTCTGCTTAATTTGTTCTGCTGATAGCATAATATTATTGGTTTTAATTATACTATACTGATAATAATCCTAATTAGCAACTTTTTAGACAATTATAATTAATCCTGTCTCTCTACATTAAGTAATGTTTGAATTTCTTCAATCTTTTCTTTAGTATCTTCAAACCAATCGGTTAATACTTCACGAGCTGTTGGCTGGGATATCAAATATTCAAGTCGTCTCATTGAATTGTGTAAGTTATCTAACTTAGTTGTAACTAGATCTTTGTAACGCATTATAGTTGGTTTATTAGTTTTGTGATTGTATCAAAGACCTCGTCTAATGACGTTACTCCAGCAGCAATGCTAGTATCATCTAATGTAATCCATCCTAACCTATCATAGTCAGTTGGCATACAAATAAAATAGACTTTATCAGGAACTTCAAAGGTAGCTATAGGGTACTTAGTTGTTTTTAATAAAACTTCTAACATATCGCATAGCGAATCATTAGCAGTAGCATCTACTAACCCATATTGTATATTTTCTTTTTCAAGCTTCTCTAGCAATACCGAACACTGTTCGCAGCCAGGAAGTCCAATTACTCTTAATGTATACATCCTTTATTTATATTTCCTTTTTCCTTTTTTATTATTTCTCTTTATTAATAAAGCGACTTTATGTAAAGATCATCCGGTTTTATTTCCATACTTCCAACGATCGGGATATAAATTATTAGTTACCTCTGATGTATCCATTAATAAAAGTCTCAATAGCACTGATAGTATACCCAGCATCTAATAACCTAACAATCAACTTTTTAACATCTTGTAATGTTTGTAATTCTCTACTTAATATAGCCTGATCAACTTTATCGTCTCCATCAATAGTATCATCTTGATTCCAAGTCCAACCAACCACTGTTTCTTTATTTTCAGGATGATCAACACTAAACCCCTCTTGCTCAATACTACCTTTCATTTTCGAATAATTAGTAGACCTATCATCGTAAGGTTGCATAAGATTCATCTGATCAATAGTACCTCTTTTCAGAAAATTCTTCATCTTAGGAATCTCTCCTGGAGATAAGTTATATATACTTTCAACAATGTCAGTTAGTTTCACCACGATTATAAATAGTATTAAATTATAGTTGCTTTAGGAATGAAGTTAGCTGTACCAAAGTTAAAGCGGCAATGAGTAATTCCTTTTTGATTATGTTCGTCGCTATACTTAGCAACCATGTACGGCCACCATTGATCACCCTTCTTTAAATCATCAGTCACAGCAAGTGTATTTGCTTCACTAGATCCTTGAATAGTATAAAATCCGTCTAATTCAACTAATTTCAAATGACCTTTACAATTAAGTTGTATATGGTCTTTACTAAAAGGAGTATTTATATTACCAAATACAGCAGGTCTAGCTAAGCTTTCACTCTCAACAATACGTTTAAATCCCTGAGAAGATTTCATCTCACCACCAGTAGCAGTCTTAACAGCATCTGTAAAAGAGTTAATCTCAACTAAGTCAGTACCGTTAACATAAGTAGACGTCTTAATTAGACCAGATAATTGTTGAAACCTTTCTTCTTTTATTTGTATAAACACTTTATCATCAATAGAAAGATCTGCCATTAGATTACCAGGAATCTTTTGAACAATGCCTTTAGTAATTTCAATTGGCTCTAACGTACCTATTTTAATCTTAACAGAACCACCATTAGCTTGTAAAGCCTGTGCTAGCTGCTCTTGCAAATTAGATGCTTGTGCAAGTTCACCCTTTTCACCACGACTAACACCTTTTGCAAGTACGATGCTAATATCACTACCATTTACCTTAAAGTTAAATGTTGGGAATTGAGAACTAAGACTACCACTTGCCTTTGCATCAATTACCTCAATGTCATCATCAGATAATTTATATTTAGCCTTAATAAGTTCTTTAAACTGCTCGGGAGTAGTGTTTGGAGCAAATATTCTATCCTTACGACTACCGGCATCTCTTAGATTGGTAGGGTCGGTAGCAACTAATTCGTCACGTACCTTGCGAATCGTAGACAAGCCACGATTTTCTAATATTTCAGTCAATAGGTGTATAAGTTTGATCACATATATAAATAGTCATAAGGATATTAAACAGTGGTGGCGCGTGGCGACTCACCCAGTATATACCAGCCTCATTTACGCATCATCGTTGTACTGCTCAGTGCAAACAAACTTCTTACGATCATATGTAGCTATTCTAGGCATGCCAGGTTGATTTTAAGCAGGTAAATTTTGATTATAATATTTGAATGGAGGGATTTATCACAATTAAAGAGAATCGTCATAATCACGGTACATTCTATAGATATCAGCCTCGCTACCTGGTTTGTGGTAGTACTTGCTTTCAGGATAATATTCTGTACGCATAACATCAGCTGCTTTAAGCATACCAGCTGCAACAACAAAGAAACGAATCCACTGAAAGGTAAGATCAGTTGAATAGCCTATTAGAAAGTGAAACATTACATATAAACCAAACCACGCTGGGAGATATGTGATTGCTCTTCTAAAAGTCATGAATAGGATACAAACCGGTAAGAAGAGTAAAACATAATTTTTACCCTTGGCAGCTATTGCTCTAAGGATTGGCTTGGTGATTGGTTCTTCAATAGAATCAATAAAAAATCCACAAAGCATACCCCATATACCACCCATTGCAAGTATTACTAACATTAATCCAAGAACAATGATAAAAGTACCCATATTCGTTTATTTTTAATTGTGAGATATAAAGGTACGACCTTTTATTATATATAGCAACTTTATTTCCAAAATAATTGAGTCAATATAATTAAGACACCTAAACATAGACAAATGAATGTCTTGGTTGTAATGGGCTCTTTGAATAACAAACTAGCCATTATTGTAAACACAATAACACCAATACCAAAACCAATTAAACGTGATGGCCATATTGCACCCCCAAATGCTAATACAAAATGTTTAACTGATTGCATAAACATATAGGAAATAGGTATACCCATTAGGACAGTAAGCCATACGTTTTGTTTCATCCATTCAAACTTGAGCTGCCCTTGTAATTGCAGAAAGGTGAAACATTGTGCCACTACACCCCATAATACTCCATAAAATATATTCATATATATTAATTTAGAATTGAAAAATTTTACTCACCGTGCCATTTAGAATCGATTATTTCGCTTTAAAAAGTTTGAGAAGGAACTATACTCGCCGTGTATTCTGTATTGATTTACGGCGTGGTTCCTACACCTAGATACCTATCTAAATAAGGGCTTTCAATATTGATTATACACTTATAACTATCCTCACTTTTAAATACCCATTCGTTACCAAACGGATCAGATATATCGTGTGAGAATATAAATCTTCGGAAATTTCCTGTCTGGTAATTCTTAATTACAAATTGTTCTTTTTGATTTGGAAAAACGGAGCGATGATATCCTTCGGCGTCATACAAATCCCAACCATCCCCATAGAATGTATTTTCATCCTTTACCCATCTAAAATTTCTAATGTCATAATGTATTGTAGTCATATTATTATTATTTAAGGTATATATTCCTATAGGTGGAAAATTGTCAGGAATCTAAGACAGCAATCAGCGACCCTGTATCCCGCTGATATCGCGGTACCAGGTGTAATTACGTTGGGTTCATGATGCTCTCATGT